GATGATGAGAATGTACTTTGAAGTTAAAAATCATAAAACAACAGGAAAATACTCAATAGCATTCGTATGATAAAATTTAAAATAGAACAAACAGAATATCAATTACCTGAATTTATCTCAATTGAAAATTACTCAAAGATTTACAAGATAAAAGATTTATTCAGTGAGGATTACTTTGCAGCAAAACTAATTAATATTGTTGCTGGTGCACCATTAAACGATTTATTACAATCGGATTACCAACAGGTTAATTATATGGCCACATATCTGATGAACTTATTCCCATTAGATAAACCACAATTTCATGACAGATTTGAGATTGATGGTGTCAAATATGGTTTCTTTCCTAATTGGAAGGATTTAACCTTTGCTGAATTTGTGGACTTGGATACCATCTCAACCAAAAAAACTGATGAGTTATTGGATTTATTACACATCCTTGCAGCAATCATGTACAGACCAATTATATCAGAGAAGTCTCAACATGACTATCAAATTGAGAAATATGATATAAACAAGATGAAGGAACGAGCAGAACTATTCAAAAAGAAGTTAGATGTTAAGTATGTACTCGGTGCTCAGTTTTTTTTTATCAAGTTCGCAAAGAGATTTTCAGGTTATACCCAAATGTCTTTGATACCGACCTTGTCAATATGGACGAAGATAAAGCTAGTGTGGTATATGAGGAAGATGATATGGAGAATGGTTTTCAAAAAACCTTTGGATGGTTCCTCGTCATCAATAGAATTAGTGGAAATGATTTTACGAAACACGAATACATCTATCAAAAAAACATAATAGAGATATTGAATCAATTGAGTTTTCTAATATCATATGACCAAGAACAAGTAAGACTAACAAAAAAGGCACAAGGTCAGATTTCATAATACAACACAAATAAATTTATATTTCTTTATAGATGACAAATTATAAACAAATTATACAGGATTTAAGTGGGATGGCGTATTACCATCCACAGATTAATTCTTTTGGTTACGGTGACATTACACAGATAACCATGGATATTGAGACACAAAAAGAACCTGTATATACAAAGATGTATGTGGTACCTGGTAATGTGAGATTGGATGAAAACAGATTATTGTATGATTTTTCCATCATCATTTTAGATAGAATTAATGAGGATTATTCAAACCAAAGAGATGTTATGTCTGACACTTTGGAGATTGCAAAAGACATTTTTACAATTATCTACCAATCTTATACAGCCGAATATGGAGACTTTAGTTTATACTATACTCCTGAATGGGGTCCGAATGTTACACCATTCCTTGAAAGATTTGAAACGATATTGGGTGGATGGACGATGAACATCACATTAGAACAACCATTTGACTACAACAATTGTGTATTACCTATTACATCAGGTTTTACATTACCCACTTCAGTTAATGAAGTAAATTACAAACAGATTATAGAAGATTTAGAAGACTTTGCACTTAATCACGAACAAATTAATAGTTATGGTTATGGTGACATCACACAACTAACGATGAATATTGAAACAGAACAGGAACCAAACTATACAAGAATGTATGTTATTCCTGGTGATGTGGTATTGGACCAAAACGAATTGGTGACCAATTTTCAAATTCTTGTTGTAGACCGACTTAATAATGACTATTCCAACCAAAGAGATTTAATGTCAGATACTTTAGAAATATGTAAAGATATTATGGCTACCTTCTATTTATCAGAATATGAAACTATATGGCCTGCAAGTGTTGAACCCATATTAGAAAACTATGAGACGATACTTGCTGGTTGGGTAATGAATATTCAACTAACACAACCTTTTGATTACAATAGATGTGTTCTACCTGAAAGACCATTCACGCCGGGTAAAAAGTGGTATGAGTTGGCTGAACTGTGGAACGAAATATCAAAGGATTGGAAGAATGTATAAAATTTAAGAATTTAAAAATATGGGTCAATTAACTAACCAATTCGTATCACAATCCTATCAAGGTCTATTAAACCTTGCTAATGCGAATACAGGTGTAACAGCAACATTACAATATGTAACAGATGGATTAGGTGGAAACACGGCATTACAAATATCGGCGACAGAAGTAAATGTCACTGGTAGTTTTTATATTAATGGTGTTCCAATTACAAATGGGACATCAGGTACATCTGGTACTAGTGGAATAAATGGAAGTTCAGGTACCAGTGGAACATCAGGTTCATCAGGTAGTAGTGGAACTGCGGGTACTTCAGGAACCTCAGGAAATAGCGGAACGAGTGGAAGTGATGGAACTTCTGGTACATCAGGAACTAGTGGTGTTGATGGTTCAAGTGGTACATCAGGAACTAGTGGAATAATTAATTTAGATAATCCTGGTAATGGATATGTAATTTTATCTGATGGTACAACAACTTCAGCAACAGCATCAGCAGCATTCCAAATTTTAGGTACAAATATTTTTGTTACAAATCCAAGTAACATGTTTATGTCATCAGGTTCACAATTAAACTTTGATATTGGTGATGGACTTGATGGAAACTATTATAGATTAGGAAGAAAAGTAAGTGGAGTATTTGGAATTGTACAAGATCCCGGTAACCATCACTTATTAGATATTAGTACAGGTTCAGCAACATTTGAAACACCTGTACAATTTTATAGTGGTATAACAGGTCCTGTAAATATTACGGGTACAACAAAAATTATTGGTAATTCAGTTATTACTGGTTCATTACTTGTTTCAAGTTCTGTTGCAACAGATTTGACTGTTGATAGTAGAATATTGGTAACAGGTCCTACAACAGGATTAACACCAAGAATTACCGTAAGTGGTAGTGACGCAAATATTGCAATTAGTAGACGAGATTTTACAATTACAAATACAAATGGAACATCCCAAATTAATAGTACATTATTTGGTGGATATGTTGGAATATTTGATACGGGTAGTAATGAAATTACTTTAGCATTAGACTCATCACAATACACAAGTAATTGGACTAAAGGACCATCTATAAGTGTTAATGATCCTGGTGATAATTATCCTGCAGTAATTGGTTTCCAAAATAAAGCAAACTATACTGATGGTAGAATTACTTTACTTAATAATACTGATATTACAGGTTCATTAGGAGTTACAAATATTAAAGGTACAGGAAGTTTATTCTTACAACCAAATCAATCTGACGCAAGATATTTGGAAGTATATAATACATCACCAACTGATACACACATCACAGCAAGTGGTGGTCAAATATTCTTGGGTGATGATCAAACATATGTTAAAGTAGATAATTACGGTTCAGTTGAGCGTATTGATGTTGTAGCAGGTAATGAATTAGTAGTATCCTCATCAGTAATAAATGTTACAGGTTCTTTATATCAGTCAGGTACATTCTACCCTGATGTAATTGATTGGATTAGTAGTTCAATAGTACAAAGTACAGGTTCATATATATTAACAACAAACGCATCAGGTGTAACACAATATGATAGTTACGCAAATGTGGCTATAGCGTTAGGACAATATAGTTCTTCAGGAACAAGTGGAACATCTGGTACAAGTGGTACCTCAGGAATAGATGGAACATCTGGTACAAGTGGCACTTCAGGAAGTGATGGTAGTAGTGGAACTTCAGGTGATAGTATATTTGCACAAACTGGTTCTTGGTGGAATACCACAAGAAATGTTGGTATAACAGGTTCTTTAAATGCATCAGGTTCACAACATATTTTAGTTGGTAATACAACCGTAACAGGTGCTTTACGAGTGTCAGGTTCAGGTGCGTGGGATGTACAAGTTACAGGTGGTCTTAAAGTTGTAACACCTAATAATGATAGATATGTGGAAATAGTTGGTTCTACTGTAAATTTAAATTCAGTAGCATCCCCATCAAATTTCGCAGGTAATAACTATTATGCTTCTACAGGAAGTTATGCATATCTAGCTTTAGGAGTTTTAGATGAACCAAACTACAATACTGATGTAGAATTATCTATTCAAGTTAATACAGGTAGTGGTATCCAATTCCAAGATTGGGATAATGTTTCTGCAGGGAATTATGTTAACTGGATGACAATTGCACCAAACTTAGGAAATAATCCTGCACCACAATTCAAAAGAAGTGTTGGTATAACAGGAAGTTTAGTTGTGTCAGGTTCAAATGCTTCACATAGATTAGTTGGAAGTTCAACAACAATAACAGGTAGTTTAGTTGCATCAGGTTCATTACATCGTTTAATTGGAACATCAACTTTATCAGGTTCTTTGAATATTCAATCAGGAAGTAATTTCCCACAAGATACAGGTTCAGCATTAGTTGCTTGGAATAGTTCAACAGGACAATTAACACATACAACTTATGCATCTGCTTTACCTGTATTAATGTCCGTAGGTGCATTCTATTCAACAGGTTCATATACAACAACATCCAATACAAGTGGTTCGTTTATATTTGATACCTCATTAAATGTTAACTCAGTACAATTAATTAATAGTGGTTCAAAGGTTCTTGTTGATAGAAGTGGAACTTATAATATACAATTTTCAATTCAAATATCACAAGGTAGTGGTGGAGCCGATATTGCAATTTGGTTAAAGAAAGATGGTACAAATGTGGCAGATACTGCAACATATGAAACAGTTGCATCAAATACAAAACGATTAATGGCTTTGAATTTGTGGGACACTACAACCTCAGGTTCTTATTATGAAATTGCTTATCAATCAACAAGTAATAATACAATATTTGAAAC